CTTTGATATGAGCGGAATAGCGGAGGGCAGTAGCGAAGTGTTTATCGAAAACTTCTTCCATTTTAATATTTGGCGTTGTATCGATAGTTTCTTTCATAGCAATGAGATCACTTCGCTTTCCAGGGGCAGGAGGTTCGCCTATTTCGATAGGCTCGGAAGTGGCAGTATCCTTCTTAGTACAATAAGCACGAGCTTGTTCATGAGTTCCTTTGCGAACCTCCCAATGGGCCTTGGCGTGAAGCTTCTTCAATCCAGCAAGACGTTGATTACCTCTAAAGATTATATAACCTTGAATATGAGGAGTTCCCTCAGCGCCAACTTCGTGTTGATACACAAAGTATTTAGATTTATCAGCTAGCCAGCGTTTGAATTCATCCTTCTTCGTAGGATTGTTGATAGTTATCATCCAGTTTCTTGATTGAGACATGATTAGTTAATTTCTGAAATTAACTGGGACCAAATTCGATTAAATACCGTACCAGATATAAAGCGCACCAATAGAATGCGAGATTTTGAAAAATCCGGATTTTGAATTTTCTTCGAATTATAGGGGACCTGGGACACAGGTCTGGGACAGAGGTGGTGTGGTAATACTAGAGATCTCCGATCTCACACACCACCGATTAGACCGCTTGGGGGCCCCTACCCCCCGCTTGGGCTGGTTATAAATCGCTGCGCTCCGCCTGCCGCGGGCCTGTAATAGACGCGAGGGGTGCTCTGGCACGACAGCGAGGGGCAGGCGCGATTTAGTTTAGTTTTTCTCTTGAACTTACAAAAAACACATAATTTAACAGAGTCCAAACGATTTTTATTAAAATTTCACTAAGTCTAATTATCAGAATATCGAATTCGAGTATTAACAGAGATAGTTGTCAACTTCTTATTACTTCCTCCTTCGGGGATAGGTTCAGTACCCATTACAATGAGATATAAAGCCCCAGTAGAGATATCTCCAATAGTTCCTCCAGAAGAGGCATTAAATATGACTTCGAGATTACATCTTTTGAATTTCTTACCAGTCCAAACAGTAGAAGCGCCAAGAGCACTTTGCCAAATAGAGTCTTCAGCAGTAGTAACCTTAAACGCTGCAAATTGATGCCATTTATCCATGAGAATTTTAAATCTATCACGATTATTCATATTAACAAAACTAAGAACACTAAGACTTCCATCAGATTCTGGTTGAAGTATATCAGTCGCAGCAGGAAGCACTCCATTCGGTTGAGAATCTGAAACAATAAGAATTCGTTGACCAGTTTGAGGATAATAATCTTGAGCAGTATATTCTTCAGGTTCTTCAGTCCAATTCGGAAACCCTCTCCATTTAACATAAAGAGACTTAGCAACAACTTTTCGTCCAATTCGTTGATTGAAATCAGAACCCAGTCGGGGTATGAATATTGGTACAACAGTTCCAGCAGAACTTACATTATTTGAAGTATAATTATCGCCCACAGAAGCTTGAGCATCTCCCATATCAAATACCTTCTTTTCAATACTCCTAGCAGTATAAGGGCGAAATCCGCGAGGAGCAAGACCTTTCTTCGCTTGATAGGATGCTTCGTATACTTTCGCACGAGTTATTTGTCTATTAGACTGTCGTCGTTCCCTATTACGTTTCTGAATATACTGATTACGAAGCATGGTAAAGTAAAAAATAAGATTTTATTCACGAAAAATTATTTTAATAGTCTTCTTCTGAACTTTCACTGGACGAGTGATGTCTACGTTTCTTCGAAAGTTTTCGCGGAGGTACGAAATGTTTTCGTGAACGGTGAACCTTAGGCATAGGAGGCAACTCCTCTTCTTCATCGCTAGAAAGCTCTTCTTCATCCGAATAAATTTCATCATCATCATAATCAACCACAGGAGTTGATATCCTAGGAAGAGGAACAGGAGGAGGAGGGGGAGGAGCAGCAACAGGAGCAGTCGGAATTATTCCTTTTACAACGTGGATCACTCCAATTTCTGGCATAGTAAGTTGATTATCTATCCTCCTTTCAATAGCTGCCATTTTGACTATCCAAGCGTCGTTATCGGTTCCCTCGGGCCGACAATACCATTCACTATACTTCTTGTTAGAAGTAATGAATATTCGCTTGGGCGCAAAATTAATAACTCCTCCTTTACATTCAACTTGACATTGATATCTATCCAAAAGCGAGAGCATCGTGGTATACTGAATACCTCCATAAAAGTCGTCGAGAATAACATCAGAAACACCGTCATAATTATCCCACCATTTGGTGGTACAATCTTTAACATAAGCTCCAGGCGAAGCATCATGAGCTAATCTAGACTTGCCGGTGCCAGGGGGACCCCACATAACAGTGACTTCGGTCTTCCACGCACGTTTTGTAGCTTTTAACGCAATATACTCTTTGATATGAGCGGAATAGCGGAGGGCAGTAGCGAAGTGTTTATCGAAAACTTCTTCCATTTTAATATTTGGCGTTGTATCGATAGTTTCTTTCATAGCAATGAGATCACTTCGCTTTCC